CCCGATCCACTCCAGCCGCTCGCGCTCCTGGCGGAATAGCGGGTAGAGCCGGTCGTGGATCAGGTCGGTGACATCGGACTGGGAGAGCATCTAGAACCAGACCTCCCCTGTGTGCGTCACGGTTTCCTTGCGGGTCATCTGCCACAGGCGCCACATCATGCGGGCGCCGACGGCACAGACAGCGGCGTCGATCTTGCGGGCGGATTCTCGGTGCTCCTTGCCGAGCGAGACCCCGAACTTGCTGGGGCGACGGCGAGCGTTGTGGGCGTGCTCTCGCAGCCGCGCGGACCCGTCGTGGGTCAGTGTCTGCTCCGAGACGTCGGAGGTGAAGCGTTCGGCGTGCTCGACGAACAGCGAGACGTGACGGGGCATCCTCATGTCCCAGATGACCGCGTGGCGGCGGTCCCCGTCCTTCTGTGCGAGCAGCTCGTAGCCGGCGGACAGGTCCGCGGCCCAGGTGTCACAGAACGGCTCCCAGTAGCGTTCGCCGGTCTCGTCGTCGCGGGCATCCGAGGGGTCCCAGAAGAAGCCTCGGACGTCCCAGGTCTTGTGCGCCTCGCGGACGCGCAGGTCGACCGCTGCGCGGTCCACGACCCACTCCTCGGCGCGAGGCGGGCGCTGCCAGACGCCGACGGTGAACACGAAGCCGTCGGAGAGGCGGCATCCCACGATCGCGGTCGCGTCGTCGGACTTCGACCCATCGCCGAACAGGACCACCGGCTCGCCGCTCTTGACGACCTCGGCGCGGTTCGCGCAGGCGTCGAACTCCTGCGGATCCACCCAGGCGTCCTCGGTGGCGGTGATCTGGTTGTACCACTTGCGCCGGGACTCGCTCGGCGGGTTGGCGGGGTTGAGGATCGACTTCACGATGCGGCCCGTGGGGCGCGTGTCGAGCCAGGACGAGTCGCCCTTGATGGCTGCGACCACGCTGGGCGCGGTGTCGGCGGTCAGAGGGGCTTCGGGCGGGGCCTCGAGACTGTCGTACAGCAGGCCGAACCGCATCGCCGTCGGGGTGTCGCCCTGAGTGGCATTGAAGCCCTCGCGGACGCGTTGCCCGACTGAGTCCTCGCCGGGGCGGTAGGCGTTGCAGATGTCGAGCATCCGCGCAGCGCCGCCCTCGGACTTCGCTGCGTTGCCCTCGATCGCGCCGGCCATCTCGTGACCCTGGTTGCCCGTGAGCCAGTTCTGCGTCTCGTTGCGGATGATGAGCGTCGGGCGCCCACCCTCGATCGCGAGCGGCGACGCGGTCACGGCCTCGATCTGGCGAGTGTCGCCGAGGCCGTAGACGTTGACCTTGCCGACCTGGATCCCGTAGTGCCGCCGAGCCTCCGCGCTGATGAGCGACGGCATGAGCTTCATCGTGTTCTTGGTCTGCTCCTGGCTGACCGCGACCACCTGCACCCAGGCGTTCGGCTCCTCGCGCCCGATGGGCTGGTCGCCGTCCCAGTGGTCGAAGGTGACCTCTGCGAAGCACGCCGCGACCGCCAGGCATGCGGCCACCGGATCCTTGCCCCAGCCCTTGAGGCGCTGGAGGACGGCCGAGTGATAGAGGAAGTCGCCGTCCTCGTCTACGGCGAAGTACCACAGCAGGAAGCGGGTTTGCTCGGGGGTGAACTGCCACGGGTTGCCGTGCTTGTCACGCAGCCACACGCCGCACCAGGCCAGCACCCGCCAGCCGAGTGAGTGGCGCGGCAGGACCCAGCCTGAGTCCCACTGCCACGTCGGGCCGATCTTGACCGGCTCCCAGGCGAGGTCCGTCGGCGGAACCGTCCGCTCGAGCAGATCCTCGTACCAGGCGATGATCTCGGCGAACTCCGAGTCCGCCGTGGCGACCGCTGCTGAGCGACTACGCGCCACGACGCGACCAGCGGGCATTCGCCGCCGAGCGCGCTTGGGACGAACGCTCGCCCGCGTCCTCGCCGCCGGTCTCATCCGGCAGCTTGAGGGCCTTGAGGTGGGTCGCCTTGGACTTCGCGGCCTTGTCGATCGACCCGATCATCGGGTGCTCGACCTCCTGGCCCATGCTGCCCTTGCTCATGTACGGCCGGCCGAGCTCGCCCCACGCCTTGATGAACTCCGCCTCCATGTCGGCGGCCACGCAGGCAGACGACAGGATTCGCAGCTCGTCGGCGCGCAGGTCCCACTTCTCGACGACCTCGCGCCACAGGGCGGCGCCAGTGTCGGCGAGGTGCTTCGGGGGCTTCGGCTTGCTCATGGGGCAGCCCTCCTGGGGCTCGGTGGGTGGCCCTCCTGGGGCCTGAAAAACGGGGGAGAGCCGCACGCAGGATCCGAGGTGCTATCCCCTCGGTCCTGTCGCCGTGAGCGAGTGAGGGTCACCCCCCACCCCTCGCGGGTCGGTCGGTCAGCTCTTGGTCGACCGCTTGGCCGCGGTCTTCTTGGCGGGCTTCGACTCCTCGGTCGAGGTCTCCGCCTTGGCCTCGGTGGCGCGCTCCTGGCCCGACGGACGAGTGTCGCCGGCCGGACCCGACTCGCCTGCCTTGCGGGTGTCGCCAGCAGGTCCGGTCTCGCCGGCCTTGCGCGGGTCCCCGATGACTGCGCTCATGCGATCGCTCCTGGGTGTCGTGGTTGAGGCCGCTTGCGTTGCGGCTTCTCGTTCTGGGTCTTGCGCTTGTGGCACTCGCGGTTGAGCCAGCGCAGGTTCGCGAGCGAGTGGTCGTCGCCTCGCTGGTCGTGGTCGCAGTCGTGTCCGATGCCGTCGCACGCAGCGACGTGCCAGCGTGGTTCGCCGTTGAGGCTGAGCCCTTCGCAGCGTCCGCCTGCTCGTTGCTTCGTGGCGGCAACTCGCGCGGGCCAGTCGCGGGGGAGACGCGAGCGTCGGTCGCTACTGCTCCAGTTCACGCTCGGCCTTGCAGCAGTCGAGCGCGAGGGACGGGACGACGTGATGGCGCTTGCAGGTCGAGCAGCGCCACGGGTCGGGGGTCTCGCTCACGCAGGCTCCGGCATCGTCCGCCGGCTCACGAGCTCGTAGTCGTCGAGCACGGCGTCGATGCGCTTGTGGGCTACGTCCCAGCTCGAAGGCGCACACACGCCCTTGACATGCGGCACTCGCTTGGCTGCGTCGTTGAGCAGGCGCAGACAGTCGGCCAGTTCCTCGAGCGTGGTGTCGTCAGTGACGCGGACAACCGTGGACATGCCGACCTCCTTGGGCCGTGAACGCCACGCCGTCAGACCTCGGCGCCGTTCTCACGGCGCGGCGCACGGTTGCGCTGCCCCTCGAACCTCGCGGCCTGGCAGCCCGGACAATGTCCCGAGATGGAAGGCGCCCGTCCGAACCGGGCGTCATGAGGGGACGGCAATACCACGTCCACCGGGACAAGCGTAGCGCAGGTCACGACGCTCGCCTATGCGAACCATCAAGTCGTGTCGCACCCTCGCGGTTGAGCAGGTCCAGCACCTCGCTGAGTCGGTGCTTCTTCGGCCCGCACGGATCGCCGTCGCGGTCCAGTCGGCGGATGGTCTCGATGTGCTCCCGCTGGCCCCACTTCTTGATGCGCTCGTACAGCCGGACGATAGAGGTCTCGGTCTCGGTCAGCGCGACGACAGCCTCAGCCAGCCGCATCGGGGGAGCGATCCACCCGCGCGCTTCGCCGAGCACGATGTCGAGGTGGTCGTGGGCGTAGGTCGTCGCGCCACACTCACGGCACGTCACCCACGTCAGTCCCGGCACGACGTAGGTCGGAGCCGCACACCCGTCACGCTGGCACTCGCCCGCGTACCAGCCGGGGGCGACCTGCTCGGTCAGGGTCCGCAGCCGCTCCTCGTGGTCGGCCAGGGCGACGATCAGCAGGCCGGCCCAGTCGAGGGTGGCGACGCTGGTCAGGTTGGAGCCAAGGAACCAGCAGGCGACCTTGATCGCGCCGAGCTCGTCGTTGCTGGCGGGCAGGTCGTCGGTCATGCGGTCGTCGGCCAGTGCGCGCGCCCAGGTGGTCAGGTCGTTGCCCACCTCGTCGAGCGCCACGGACACGCGGTCGGTTGCCGCCGTTGCTCCGCTGGATGGCTCACGCGACCCGGGGACTGGTCGGCTGCCCGCGCGGCCTGGTCGCCAGCGGGCGAGGTTGCGGAAGTAGACCGGCAGCAGCTCGAGGCAGCGGGATGCGAGCATCTGGCACAGGTCACACAGCGCGAGGCCATTGGTGGTGGTCGCTTGGCAGTGCAGGCAGGTCATTCCTCGTCGGTCCCTTCGTTGCGGTCGTGCCGGTCGGGAGCCCAGGACGCTTGGTGGTAGCAGCCGCGGGGCTCGTGGTGGGGCGTGGGATTCAGGCAGTCGCCGGGGCCAGCGGTCGACGGGCAGCGCCAGGCGTCAGTCATCGGGGCCTGCCATTCCGGGCGGAATGATGTGCTCCGGGTGGGGGCAGTTCTCTACGCACGAGCCGCCAGGTTCGGTCAGGACATGGCACGGACCCAAGGGCCACGTGCCGAAGTCGTCGTTAGCCACGGCTTATCTCCTCGGTCGAGAAGTCACGCTCCAAAGCCGGAAGGTGTCGCTCGTGGAACGCGACCAGTTCGCCTCGATCGCGCACCACAGAACCGTCTCCCATCGCGGCCACCGCCAGTTCCACGTCGGCGAAGCGGCGCGCTCGGGCGATCTGTGCCTGGTTTGCAAACGGATGGCTGACCACCCGGTAAAAGTTGAAGCCTCTCGTGTCTTTCTCGGGCGATCGGGGATCAGTACCAGTCGCCATCGCGGGCCTCCAGTCGCTTCTCGGTGGGGATGTAGAACAACTCCTCGTCGAGCTCGTCGTCGCCCTCGAAGTGCGCGAAGCCCTTGAACGTGATGAGCACCCACAGGGTTCGCTCGTCGCTCTCGGGCGACTCGGCGATGCGGAACGAGCACCCGGCGCGCAGGAGGGCCAGGGCCTCGCCGAGTTGGCGCTGAGCATCGGCGGTGTCGCGGTTGCGCCACCGCCCCTCAGGGACGACGCCACGCTCGCAGAGGGCGATTAGCCATGCGCGCTCGTCATCCTCCGACCGGCCCCCAGCCACCTCCGTGCCCTGTTCGCCGCCCACAGGCCCGCGTGGGGCGTCCTGCGGGGCGTCGAGGGCCTTGCGGAGGCGTTCGCGGTCTCTCGGCGAGGATGAATCCGGGTGCGGGCGTCCGTCCGGGCCAGGCGATCCGTCCCAGGCGTCCCAGGCGTCGAGGATGGCCCGGATCGGCGCGAGGCGGGCGGCGATGATCTGCTCGACGGTGGCGCGCAGCTCCTCCGAGAAGGCGGCGCGCTTGTCCTCAACGACACCGATCCCCCCGCCCCAGATGAACGGGCCAAGCAGGTCCGTCTCCCCCCCCGTCAGCGTCACGCGCGGGTCGTGGGCGGTCATCGGGTCTTCACCTGCTCGTGCCAGGCAGTGTGCAGGCGGACGCTGCGCTCGATCACGCGACCGTCGTCGAGCGTCTCGGCGTCGTCAAGCACGACCATCGCGCCGCAGCGAAGGCATATGCAGTAGCGGGTGCGCGGCTCGCCGAACATCGACGAGATGGGGTCGAATCCCCCTCCGGCTGCGAGGCGATGCGGGCCGTCGAGTTGCAGTTCGGCCAGGTTGGCTCGCAGGTCGTCCTCGGCCTTCTTGCGGGCGGCCATGCGCTCTTCGGTGGTCTCACTCATCGGGTCTCGTCCTCAGGCGCGTGCAGCTCGGAGACGGACACCGATCCGCCGCCGCGTCCGTAGCGGGTCTGGAGGTAGTGCGCGTGATCCCAGGCGGCCTGCTTGGACGGGAACGGGCCGATGGGCGTGCGCTCGGGGCGTCGCCCGCTCATGAAGACCGCGACGTCGTCGATGGTCAGGTCAGTGATGACGTACTGGGCTCGCGGAGTCTCACTCATCGGGGCTCTCCTCGGGTGTGCGGGTGGTGGGGCGTTGGTCAGCGGACGAGGACATCGCGGCCCTCCAGACGTTCGTGCAGCCACTTGAGGCGGCCGACGATCTTGAGGACCGCGCACCCCACGCAGTCGTCGGCGCAGTAGTCGCCGTCGCGGGTGTGGATGAGCGATTGGTCGTCGTACTGACCCGCGTACTCGTCGATCAGGTCTGTGACGACCTCGCGGGCAAGCAGGGCGTCGTCGATGAGCTCACGAGTCCGATACGGATCATCCTGGTCGGGCTGGAGCCGCAGGATGTAGCCGTCGCGGTCACTAGTGAGAGCGGCAGCGACGAGCGGGGTGTCGTCGGTGCCAAGGTCCCCTCCGACGATCGTCTCGACGTACACGCCCGCGTAGTCCGGCGAGTCGGCGAGGCGTTCGCGGAGTTCGCGCACAGTCAGCGGCCTCCCGGCGTCGAGCGCGTTCATTCCGCACCTCGCTCGGGACGGAATGACTGGTCGACGCCGAGGTCCCAGACGCGGCCAAGGTGGGCGAGCGGCGAGGGGTCGGGCAGGTTCCAGCAGATGAGGCAGGACGGGTGCGAGGCGGCCTCTTGGCGTCCGTTGTCGCGGAGGATGCCGAACTTCACCCGGCCCTTGATGAAGACGACATGCGAGGCCGTCTCCAGCGCCTTGTGGAACAGGCGCGTGTCGGTGTGCGAGGGGATCAGGAGGATGACCTGCGATCCCTGCTCGGCGGCGTCGACGCAGCGCGCTACCCACCGCTCCCGCGCCTTGGAGTAGGGCGGGTTGACGTAGATCGTGTCGGCGTCCCACGGCTCCTCGGCGCCGTCTGTGGCTGCCGTGTAGAACCGGTCGGCCCCGGTGGGGTTGTCGGGCTCGGTGCAGGGGTCGAGCTGGATGCCGCGCAGCGCGTCGCGCACGGGCTCCAGCACGTAGGGCGGGGTGAGCTGCCGCTGCATCTCGTGGTCGTCGGTCCGGTAGCGCAAGGCGTTGTTGAACCGGTGCTGGGCGACGCTCATGCGGCCCCTCCATTCGTGGGCGAATGGGTGGTCATGGCGCTCACTCCTCAGGCCGCCAGTCGCGCGGCGATGACGTGGGTGGGGTGCTGGTAGTGGTTGGACCGGCCGAGGTCGTAGTGCTGCGACGTGGTGCGCGGGTCGACGTGGCGGGCCAGGAGCTGCGCCTCGCGGATGGTGGCGCCGGACTCGAGCAGCTCGGGGATCGCCATCTTGCGGAGCAGGTGCGGGTTGATCCTGCGCGTCATGCCCTGCTTGGCGGCACGCCGGTTCACGGTCTGCACCAGCCCCGCGGCGGCCGAGCGGGACAACTGACGGCCGTCGAGCCCCGGGACGAGCGGCCCCTCGGTGCGGCCGGCGCGCACCGCCTCGAGCGCGTGCAGCACCGGCAGTGCCACAGGCATCGCAGCCGGCCCGCCGCCCTTCTGCGTGAACTTCATGATGTGCTGCCCCTGCTCGATGTTCGGCAGGTACGACTCCACCCGCAGCGACGCCGCCTCCGAGATCCGCAGCGCCATCCCCGACAGCAGCGACGTGAGCGCCCAGTGGCGGGGGCTGGTCTCCTTCGCGACCTCGAGCCACAGCATCAGGTCGCGGTACGGCACCAGCGGCGACTTCTCGTAGGTGATCTTCGGGAGCGCGACGTACTCGGCGGGGTTGCGGAGAATCTGCTCGTCGATCACGGCGAACTTGTAGAACCCCTTGACCGGGGACATGCGGGTGCCGATGGAGGACGGCTTGAGCTTCAAGTCCTCCAGCAGGTGCCGGACGTAGAACTCGATGTGGACGCGCTTGACGTCGTCCAGCGGGTGCAGGCCGTGGCCCTGGCACCACTTGAGGTACTCCCCGAGGTGGTACTTGTAGAGCTCGAGGGTGTTGCCGTGGAAGCGGCCGAGGAACCCGGCGTAGGCGATCTCGACGTTGCTGAGTGACGAGACAACGGCTGGGAGCGTGTCGTGGGTATCGTGGGTGGTGTTCATGATCTGACCTCCGAGGGGTCGGTTGTGGTTGAGGCCCCGTCTGGCGTTGCACCGCCGGGCGGGGTTCTTCTTTCTGCACGCGGTCATGCCGCGGACTTCCTGGCGCGGTGGCGGGCCGACGACTTCCGGCGGCAGGTCTTGCACTGCCGGCGGCCGGTCGTGGGGTTGATGTAGGTGTTGTCCTCGTCGAACGGGTGGCCCTCGATGCAGTGGGTGCGGGGCGGCTCGGTGGCGGCCTTCTCGGCTCGGGTCGCGGACGCCTTCGCCGCGGCCCGCCGGCGGCGGTCCCGCTTCTGCTCCTCGGAGGTGGCGTCGCCGTAGGTGCGGCCGGCCCACGTCCCGGTGACCTGGGCGCGGTTGGTGGTGGATGCGCCGAGCCAGTCGTCGCGCTCCTCGCGGCAGCCGGTGAGCAGCGGGCAGGCGTCGCAGAGGCTGCGGGCGAAGGCGGAGACGTTCGGGTCGAGGGAGTCGAACATCGCGATGCGGTTGGCGCACAGCGGCTTGAGCACGGTCGGAGCGGCCTCGTGGGTGATGCCGTGGGGGTTCATGCCGCCCTCCGCTTCCAGATGGTCATGCGGGGGCGGATTTCGTCGCCGTGGTTGTGCAGGCAGAGGGTGCCGGCGCAGTGGCGGGGCATGAAGGTGTGGTGGGGGAGGCGGGTGAGCTGCGGCTTGTCGGCACGGTGGCGGCCGACGTAGAGCCAGGGGTTGCCCTGAGTGGTGGTGGTCATGATTTCTCCTGAGTGGGTATCTGCGAGCCATCGCCGGGGTGGACAAAGGTGGACATGTCCACCCCGGCCCTCGATCCGCCTCGTACGTGCGGATGAGCAATTTGTGTTGTGACCTGGGGAAACGCCGTAGCCCGCGACTGGCCGAATCGCTCGCCGGGGTGGACATGTCCACGGCTGTCCACCTCAGCGAGGGCGCTCACGAGTCGCCCCGTAGGCGGTACTTGCCAGTGCTGTTTCCGTGTCCCGTGGCGCTCGGGTCAAGCTCGATCTGACCTGCATCGAGAAGGCGATCGAGGGCTGCCTGAAAGTGCTCGCGCTCACGACCAGCCAGGGCCTTTCGCAACGAGCTGGAGGCCAGCCAGTCGCCCTCTCTTCGCAGTCGTCGCACGAGCACCGAGCAGGCGCGCTTGACCGCCTCGTCGGCCTTCCGCTCGTCGATCCGCACCGCCCTGGATGCCTCGGCCTCAGCTCGTGCGGTGTTCTCCTCGGCCTTGCGCTGAGCCAGCAATGCGACGACCTGGCCGCGCACTGCGGCGGACTTGCGGGCGATGACTTCGGACAGGTCCCAGTCCTCCTCGGTGACCTCGAGGCGGGAGTCGGCCAGCGCCAGGGCGGCGGCGACCTTGAGTCGCGCCAGGAGCGCGTGGCCGTCCAGTCCGTGCCCTTGGCCTCGCACGCGGGCGAGATGGGTGGTCTTGATGAGGTCGACGGCGACATCACAGACCTTCATCCGCACGCCGCCGAAGGTGACGAAGCGGCCGAGATCGACCCCACCCCAAGTCATGGGCTGCGGCTCCGGGGGTGCGACGTCGGGAGCGCCGGGGTCGGTGGCGGGCATCCATAGGAACCGCTGCGGGGTGCCGCCGTCGGCGTCGTCGAGCAGGCACGCCGCCCGAGCTGGCTGGATGCCGGCGACGAGGCAGAGCCGGTACTCGTGGGCGGGGATGAGGATGCGCTTGGTGGGGTCGGCGTACCCGAACCCGAGACCTTCTCCGGTCCATGCTGAGCGGAGCTGTGGCATGAGCGTGGCGCCACGTCGGTCGCCTTGGGCGGCGAGACTGTCGATCTCAGGGACCGAGAACAGCACGGCATGGTCGTCGTCGTTCCACTTGAGTTCACCCTTGGCCCGGTGCATGTAACCGTGGGCGATGCCCTCGCCGGATCCGACGTTGTGGCTGACGATGCTCTTGCCGAGCAGGAGCGCCTCGGCGGCGACGGCCTCGGCGGCACCCTTCCCACTTCCCGACGGGCCGACGATCCCGACGAATTGGTTCAGGGAGGCCTTGCCGCCGATCGTGGGCGGCAGGCAGACCTGGTGAGGCGTGGCCGTGACGATCCGCGCGAGTGTGATCCCACTTCTGTTCGATGCGGCGGTCGTCGAAGCCGGCGTCGCGGGGTGCGCGCTGCTCGAGGTCTGCGCGGGCTTGGGTGTGGCTGTAGCCAGACCAGGGGCTGTTGGCGATCTCGAGGAGGTTGCAGGCAACGGAGAAGGTGGTCTCGTCCCAGTGCGGCGGGTGGCCGAGGGGGGCGAGCCGGCACTGGTCGAGGCGGGCGAGCTCGGCGTCGACGACGGTGCGGGCGTAGGGATGGAGTCCGTCGTGGTGGCTGCGTCGGATGGGGGTGACATTCGAGGACGTCGTCTCGACGACGGTGAGCTTCTGCGTCGCCTTGATGGCAGACATGAACGAGTCGACCATCAGGCGGCTCCGCCGAGGGTGGTGAAGGCTGGGGTGCCGAGGAAGCGGTAGCGGCCGGGGTGGTCCTTGCTGCCGGCGGTGATGACGGACGGTGGGGCGACGACGTAGCCGCCCTGCCCGCGGTAGTCGACGCCGGGGGCGATCCCGGCGCCGTTGCCGTCGCCGGTGGCGGGGACGTAGATGTGCATCCCGCCGGGGCGGGGGGTGAGGACCTTGGCGATCTGGCTGGCGTCGATGGTGGCGAAGACGCTGTCCCAGTGCTCGGCGCGGGACTTCTGGCCGAGGGGTCCGTCGATGTCGACGACGTCGAACTTGTGCCCGGTGGCGAGTCCGATGTTGGCCTCGGGCGTGCGTGACCACCAGGCGCGGATCTGGTCGAGGTCGGTGGTGGCGTCCTTGAGTCCGTGGGAGCCGGGGAAGGGGTGCTTGCGGCCGGCGAGGAGCCGGAAGACGGGGATGTCGTGCGAGGCGTACCAGAGCGCGGAGCTCATGAGAGGGACGAGCGGCTTGGGGTTGTCGAGTCGCTCGACGTCGGCCTCGGCGGCGGCGATGCGGGCTGGGTCGCCTGAGTCGATGGCGTCGCGGAGGGCCTGTTCGGCTTCCTCCGGGGTGTGCGGGGTCATCGTTGCTCCCTGATCGAATGTCTGAGTTCTCTGGCGGATTCCGCCGCCCACCGGCCGGGCCGGTGGGCGACAGGACCTGTCAGAACGGGGGCTGGGCGCCGGTCGCCGGGGCGACGGTCTGGAGCTCGGGGGCGAACGGGTCGCCCTTGGCGAACTCGGCCTGAGCGCGGGCCTTGGCGGCGTCGTCAGCAGCCACCGGGACGGTGTAGTCGCGGCCGCTGTTGGACTTGCGGGTCTCGACCTTCACGACGACGAGCTGCCCGATGTAGGTCTTGAGCGCGTCGACGTAGGCACCACCGAACAGCAGGGTGTCTCGGTAGACGGCGGGGCCGCCGGGGGCGTCGAGGTCGAGGATGTCGGCGCCGATCGCGTCGGTGCCGTTGGGCGAGTTCGAGGTGATGATCCCGGTCTTGTGCTCGAGCGCCTTGACGACGATGACGTGCCCGATGTTGTCCTTCGGGATGAAGCGGTCGCCGGGGACCGGCTCGGTGAACTCTGCGAACTGAGTCATGGTGCGTACTTCCTTGTCTTCTTGGTGGACCCCGACGTCAGGCCGACGCGGGGAGACTGGCGATACGGGCCTTGGCGGCCTCGGTGAGCTCGTCGGTCCAGATCGACGAATAGGTGGACCAGAGGCTGCGGATGATGGCTGGGTCGTCGCAGGCGGCGATCTGGCGGAGCACGCCGGCGCGCTCGTGGTCCTCGCGGGACTCGGTCTTGGCCTGGTCGCGCTTCTCGAGGTGCAGGGAGGGCCGCTCGGTGGGGCCGAAGGGCTCGACGAGGAGGTTGCGCTTGTCGAGCCCTCGCTGGGCCCAGACCTGCTGGGCGACCATGACGGTCTGCCAGCCGGCCTCGAGGTCGATCCACAGCAGGTCGACGGTGTAGGCGTCGAGGTCGACGTCCATGACGATGCCGCGGTTGGTGGAGGCTCCGTGGGTGTCGCGGGCGCCGGTGGCGACGTCGTACAGGTAGGAGCGGGAGTAGATCGCGAGCTGCGAGGCGATCTTCTGGACGCCGTACTGGGTGTTTCCGGTCTTGGTGTCGCCGATGAACCGCTCGCCCTTGTAGGCGTAGACGCGGTCGGGGGTGCCGGCGACGAGGTGGGTGTCGAGGCAGACCTTGGACTCGATGTGGACGACCTTGAGGTCGCGGGTGGCTTCGCGGAAGGCGTCGAGGGTGCGGAGGACGTTGTCGGGGAGCCCGGCGGGGAGGTCGCCACCGCGGTCGACGATGTCGGTGAGTGCGTGGAACGCGGTGCCCTTGGTGGCCTTGGCGCCTGCCAGGGCGTACTCCTTGGCGTCCTGGCAGGCCCGGTCGAGGACCTTCTTGTCGTCAAGGTGGGCCAGGACGTTGAGGCGGAGGTCGTCGCGCTGGGCGAGGCCGGCGGCGACCTGGCGCTTCTCCCACTGCTGGAGCGTGTACTTGTCGGCAATGACGTCGACGTAGGAGGTGCAGCGTCGGTAGGCGACGGGCTTCCCGCCGCCGGCGGGGATGATGAGGGGTCGCTGCCAGCGGTCGCGGTCGAAGTCGCGCTCGGGGGTGTGCAGGGTGGTCATGAGGCGTCCTCGGAGTAGTTCTGGGTCAGGTAGCGGTCGGGGCGGCCGATTCCGGTGCGGCGCTCGATGTCGAGCAGCGACCAGCCGGCGTCGCGGGCGCGGCGGACGATCTCGATCCGGTCGGCCTTCTTGATCCGTGCGGTTGTGTCGCCAGAGAGCCGGCGCAGTACGGCGGCCTCGTCGTAGTCGTGGGTCTCCAGCTCGAAGACCTGGGCGTCGTCGAGTTCGGGCAGCGGGAGCGCGGGGCCGACGTGGAGGCGGCCGCCGATCCGCAGGGGCGGCGGCCACCCGTTGCGGGCGGCGTGGTTGCGCGCCCGCGAGGCCGCTGCCCTCTCGTGGTGCGTCTGTTCGAGCGGCGCCTTCTCGGCGAGTTCGAGGTAGAGAGCGTGGACTCGGCGGGCCGTGCCGGCGGTGACCCGTCGACGAGCTCCGGTGATGACGGGGTTGAAGTTTCCAGGCTGGATGTCGAGGAGTCGGCCGAGCGCCGACATGGACCAGCCGTTGGCGACAAGCGCCTGGAGGCGGCGGGCGGTGTCGGTGTTGTCGACGTAGGCGCCGTCGGCCAGGTCGAGTTCGACCGCTAGCAGGCGCTCGGCCACCGCCTTCGTGAGGCGGCGAGAAGGGTTCCTGCTGCTGCTGTCCGTCGGGCGCCCGTACAGCAGCTTCGACAGCACGCCGGTGGAAACGTTGGCGGCGACCCCGATCCGCTTCAGCCCCATACCTGCGGCCATCAGTCGCGTGATGTGATCACGAGCGGGCTGGGCGTCGACGAGGTTGTCCCACCGGCCGTACGCCTGCTGACGGACCCGGTTCTGCTCGTATGCCTTCACGGCCTCGCAGCACGGCGCGCAGCGGCAAGCGTCGAGGGTGTAGCAGGCATAGGTCCCGTGCTGGTGGTCGGCGATCTTGTGCAGGCACGGCTTGGGAGTGCGATCCACCTTGGCGGCGCGCAGACGTCCGCGTGCAGCCGAGGCGGCCTTGTTCAACCACCGGTGGCAGGAGTGACGGCGCAACGCGTAGGCGGCTCGGGCGTCGGAGTCGTAGGACCCGGCGAAGCCGCAGTCGCAGGAGACGGAGACGAGGGCGGTCATCGGACACCGCCGAGGAAGTGCTCGAGTTGGTGACGTCCACTGTCGGTGATGTGCAGACGGCGAGGACCCTGTTCGGTGTCGGAGTTGCCGACGTAGGAGCGGGTCAGCCATCCGTGCGCCACAGCGGACTCGACGCTGCGCTTGTTGTGTCCGATGGCCGGGGCTCCGATGCCGTCGTCGTGTCCGGCGTCGATGCAGTGGGCGACCTCGAGCAGGACGCAGATGACCGCGTCCGATGCGCGGAGCCGGGTCGGCGGGGCGTAGCCGTCGAATAGGGCAAGCTGGGTCATCAGAAGCCCGCCTCTCGCAGCAGCTCGACGAACGTCTCGCCGTCCATGACGACGTAGCCGTGGCGGGCCGAGGTCTTGCCCTTGCGCTTGAGCCACGCGAACCCGAACCGGGCGCCGGCGTTGTCGCGCTCGACCAGGGCCTCATCGACCGCGGTGGCGAGGTCGTAGCCCTTGGTGTTCTTCGCCTCGATGACGACGCCGGGGATGCCGGCCAGGTCGCCCTTGTCGTTGACGCCGGCGAGGCGGCGACGCTCGGCGTGCGGCCAGCCACGCTCAACGAGGAAGCGGACGATCTCGGTCTCCCATGCGGTGCCGGCCTTCTTGGCGCTGGCGCGGTTGCGGGTCACGCCTGCCCCTCCTGACGCCGGGCCTCGAGCAGGGCCATCAGCTCGGCGATGCTCACGCCGAGAGAGACCGGACCGCCCCGGGTGGACTCGGCCTCGGGACCGACGTGGGCGCAGCTGGGGCAGGCGCAGACGCCGACGGGGGTGGTGATCGACCAGGCCATCAGCGGGTCACCTCGAGGGCGTCGTCGACGTGGCGGTCGAAGCGGACGCCGGCGCGGCGGTAGTGCTCCCTGCACGCCGCGGTGGCGAGCTGGTGGATCACGCCGGCCACGGCCAGGAGGCCGACGGCGACGAGGGCGCCGAGGATGAACCACTGTGCGGCGCTCACGAGGCGTCCCGCTGCTCGCAGTAGGAGCAGGACCACCCGGACTCGCCGCAGCGGCCGTCGTCGTGTGCCTCTCGTGCGCGCCGTTCGGCATCACACACGGCAGCCATCAGGGAGTCGACGGCGTCGGTGCCGGAGATGATGTGCCGGACCACGATCCAGTTCGACCGGTCCAGCCCGTCGCGGAGGGTGTCGATCGGGGGAAGGTCGGCGTGGCCGTTGAGCCAGGCGGCAACGGACCACAGCAGCTCCTCGCCGGAGGAGAGGCGGGGCCAGTTGCGGGCGAGGGTGGCGCGGCCACCACTGACGGTGATGGTGGTGCAGTCGGCGAGGGCGGTGAGGCGGCGCAGGTCGATGGTGGCGGTGACCTGGCCCTCGCGGACGGTGATGATGTCGGCGCGGCGGGCCTTGATCGCGTCCGCCTGTCGCTGCGCGAGGTTGGGGTGGGTCATGGGACGATGCCTTTCAGTTCGTGAGCCCCGGTCTTGCTGTAGGAGGCGGCCGGGGCTCCGGCTTGTTCTGGGGTCAGCGGCAGGCGCGGCGGACCACGGCGCCGGCGCTGCGGCCGGCGATGTAGGCGAGGGCCTGCAGGGCGAGCGTCGCGGCGCAGACTCGTGGCCGGATGTGTCCCTGCGGGGCGTGGGTTGTCATGCCGACCTCGCGGCCGAGAGGGCCGTCTGACCGTCGATGGCGTCAGCGCTGTGCTGCTTGGTGCCGGCGACGTGGTGGGCCGCGATGATCTGCTCGACGTCGTCATCGGTGAACGCGATCGTTCGGCCGACGCGGACGTGCGGCCAGCCGTAGCGGCGGGTCCACTCGACGACCTTGCGGTGGTCGACGCCCTCGCCGAGCTGAAGGCCGAGGGCCTTCGGGGATGTCAGGCCGATCACGAGGCGTTCGCCTTGATCTCGAGAGCGGTCGGGTCGCGGACGATGGCCTCGACGGGGATCTTGAGTGCGGCGGCGATGCGGTAAAGCACCTCGAGGCTGGCGTTCTTCCGCTCGTTCTCGATGTTGTCGAGGGTTGAGTAGGAGATGGACGCCTTGCTCGCGAACTCGCCGGGCTTCATCCCCGCCTTGATGCGGAACGCGCGGATCGCAGCGCCGTTGTGGCGGCGAGCCGGAAGGGATGTAGAGGTCATGTGGAAGAGATTAGGAGGGATTCCGGCGGAAGGCAAGAAGAAACGCGGAAGAGATCGAGCAACACAGCATCAGGGCAGGTCAGCCCACCTCTCACGCGTGTAATTACGCTCAACGGCTTCCGGGCAGGGCCCTCGGAACCTCTTCCGGTCCTGCCTAGACTCTTCCGGCTTTCTGCTGACACGCTTCCTGCTATGAAGACGTACTCGCCAGAGCACTGGAGGGCACTCGGCAGTTGGGTTGCCGGGGCTCGCGTGCAGGCTGGATACAGCGACACGAAGAAGTGGGCCGCGACCGTAGGCCGGTCTACGCGACAGGTGTTGGGACTCGAGCGCGGCGAGGCCGTCGGACCAAAGACAATCGAAGCCGTCGCGCAGGCTCTAGGCGTAGCCGCGTGGGCCCTCTACGACACCCTCGAGACGGGCGAGGCCGCAGCCACCTGGAGCGAGCTTCGACTCCGGGCCGAAGCCGAACACCAGGCCGCTGTTGACCGGCAGGCTCTGGCGAGCCCCGAGGAGTCGAGTTACTGGACTTCGCCTTCCGGAGACGAGGCTGACGAGCCGGTCACCTGGGCTCATATGGAGGATCGGCTAGGCGAACTAGAAACCCGCATTGCTCGCCTTGAGCGGAGCATGCTCCGCGTGATGGATGCCCGTGAGGGAGGTGATGGAGATGGAGACTCCGCCCCCACCAGCAAGCGCACCTTCCCGACCGTGATCACGGACGCGGCACGCAACGACGAGGGCGCCGACGGCTGACTGTCGGCGGTCGTCCTTACCTTCGCCGGGTGATGCATCCCTGGCGACGGCTACGCGAACTGGCCCACGTCACCTTGCTCTGGCATGACGGCGGCCCCAAGGGCGTGACGAACTTCGCGGCCCAGACGATCAGCCTCCGCCGCGGCATGACGCAGGCGGAGCGCCGCAGCACCGTCCTGCACGAGTGCCTGCACATCGAACGCGGGCCGGCGCTCACGACTCTCGCTGCGCGCGAGGAGCTGCGCGTGGAGAAGGAGACGGCGCGACTCCTGCTGCCGGACATGCATCGCGTCGCCGACGCGCTCGCCTGGGCGCGCGACCTCGCCGAGGCCGCCGACGACCTCTGGGTGGATGAGCAGTTGCTCCGCTGTCGCCTTCGCCACCTCCACCCGTCCGAACGGGGCTACCTCCAGCAGCGACTAGCCGAGGATGGGCATTGACTAGTCAAAGGTTTGTTCGTTTCCAGTCGTCTGAGTCCCCGCATTTCACGCTCAGATAGGCGGGACTCGTCAATCAGAAGGGGGCCTGGGCGGCGTTCGATTCCCCGCAGCTCCACTCACGACAAGCGCGTGATCCCGACCCACCCGGTGGATCGAGGTCGCGCGCTTGTCGTTCCGGGCCCGGCACCGGGCGTTCACCGGGACCCGTCATGCTGTGCGCCGTGACAGCCGAGCCAGCGGGCGCCCGCTCCGACGTGGTCCCGCTGCGTGAGGCCACGAGGGCGTGGTTCCGCATCTCCCTGCAGACCTTCGGCGGCCCCGCGGGCCAGATCGCGATGATGCAGCGCGAGCTCGTCGACGAGCGCCGCTGGATCGGCCAGCGCCGCTTCCTGCACGCGCTGTCGTTCTGCACGCTGCTGCCCGGCCCCGAGGCGCAGCAGCTCTCGATCTACGTCGGCTGGCTGCTCAACGGGGTCAGGGGCGGGTTGATCGCCGGCACGCTCTTCGTGCTCCCCGGGGTCGTCGCGCTCCTCGCCCTCTCCGCCCTGTACGTCGGAGCAGGCGACACCACGGTCGTCGAGGCGCTCTTCGCGGGGCTGGCCCCTGCCGTGCTCGCGGTGGTCGCGCAGGCCGTGTGGCGGCTGTCGGGCCGGGCCCTGGGTCGCCCGGCGCTGATCGGGCTGGCCGTGGCGGCCTTCGTGGCGCTGGTCGCCCTCGACGTCCCGTTCCCCGCGGTCGTGGCCGGCGCGGCCGTGATCGGCTGGCTCCTGGGGCGGTGGGTGCCGGATGCGCTGCCTCACCGGCGTACCGCTCCCGAGGGGGACGGCCCCACACCGCTCATCCCCGACGACGCCCTGCACACCGCACCCGCCACGCGGCGCCACAGCCTCGTGGTGCTGGCCGTCGGCGTGGTGCTGTGGATGGCGCCGGTGCTCGGGTTCGTGGTGCTGCTCGGGCGCGACACCGTCTTCGTCGACCAGGCGGTCTTCTTCTCCGGGGCGGCGCTGGTGACCTTCGGCGGTGCCTACGCGGTGCTGGCCTTCGTCGCGCAGCAGGCTGTCGACGTCTACGGCTGGCTCGCGCCGGGGGAGATGGTGCGCGGGCTGGCGCTGGCCGAGTCCACGCCCGGGCCGCTCATCATGGTGGTGCAGTTCGTGGCGTTCCTCGGGGCCTACCGCGACCCCGGCTCGCTCGACCCCTGGGTCGCCGGCGTGCTCGCCTCGCTGCTCACCGTGTGGGTGACATTCGTGCCGTGCTTCGTCTTCATCTTCCTCGGCGCCCCCTACGTCGAGCGGCTGCGCGGGCACGAGGGGCTGTCGGCGTCGCTGAGCGGCATCACCGCCGCCGTGGTCGGCGTCATCGCCAACCTCGCGGTGCTCTTCGCGCTGGCGACGCTCTTCGGCCGGACCCGGGAGGTCGGCGCGGGGCCGGTCGCAATCGACCTGCCCGTCCTCGGCTCCATCGACCCGGTCGCGGTCGGGC